TTCATTCACTTCCATAACATTTATTCTCCTTCCGGCTGATAAGGTTCAGGAAGCGGTTGCCATGCCAAAACATCCTGCCCTTCCCACTGCATAGGACCATTTTCAAACCATGCATACGGTTTTAAGTTGTTTCCCCATTGGTCTGCGGAACCAAAACAAGGCCGTTCCATAGCTTGCAATTCTTCCTTAGTTTTCCCTTTTCTAAATTCTACAACACTTATACCTGAACAATGTCCATTGTCACAATACGCAAGAACTTCCTGACCATCTTCCGGCAATCTCTCACTGCAAGGAATCCAACCGCCATTGTGTTCTTCTGCAAGTTGTTTGACGATTTCGATTGCACCATCTATGCACTGTCTGTCTAAATTGTCGTGGTCTTCAAAATTTCTGTATTCTTCCAATCTACCAATCAGCTTTTCTATAAATTCTTTCATGTTACACCTACTTTCTATGCACCTAACGCAACATTATCACTATCACATGCCATTTTACAGGCTACCTCTTCCATTAAAGTGAGTTTTACATTTTCCATAAAATACTCTTCACAATATGCTTTCATAAGCAACAATGCTGTTCTCAAATCCATATTGCTTGCAATAACATGGTTTAACTCGTCAATCACTTTGTACTTTTTTTCACTCATTCCACCCCACCCCTTTTCACTATGTCGATTGCTTTATTTTTTGAAATTGCTTTGATTGTTTTATATGTATTTTTGCCTTTAGATTTGTAGCTTTTTGTATGATTGCTTGATTTTTCTTCAAACTCTGCCACAACTGCATCCACATCATAGGCTGTTGGAACTTCTTCAAGGATGCAGGTGATGTCATTATCCAAAACAATTTCAAATTCATCCTTTGTGTGTCTGTCTACTGCTTTTATTACATCATCAATGTCTACTAATCTACCCATTTTCTTCCCTTCCTTCCTTTCTTTCAAAAAGTTTTTGATAACACTCCCGGCAAATATCAACCCTTTTTTCAGATTGTTGAAAAATCAATGTAAATAAGCTTTTTTCAAATACTGTATAGCTGTAATCAGCATCATTCTTTTTGCAAAAATCGCATAAACATTTAGTCATTTTCTTCACTTCCTTTCAACAATTCCGGGCTGTCAAATATGTTGCCGATTACTTCACAATCACATCCATTTACCGCTTCACCAAAGAAATGTCTAAAAGCCCATCCTTTTCTACTCAAACAGAAACTTGCAAATTCCTTTTCCCATGTAACAACAAGACCGCTTTTCAAAACATCATTTTCCCAAATCTTGTTTCCGTTCTTGTCGGTCAAGCCTGTGTATTGGCAGATGGTATTGGCATCAACAACATACACTTCTTCATTATCATCTTTATCAGGAAAACAACTGATAAAAATTTTGTTTGTGATGTATTTTTTCTTCCAAAGAAGTCCTTCCACCCATTCTCCATTGTCTTTCCGCTTTGCTTTGAACAATATTTCTCTCATTCCACACTACCTTCCTTCCACACCAAATCATTCAGTTCCGGTTTCACAATTGACTGTTCCAAGGCCCACATCAGGTTCCAACATGCTGCCCTCAAATGGTTTTCATCCATATCACCACGCATGTATTTGATAAGATGTCGCATTCCTGAATCACACAAGCTGTGCTGTGGGATGCCCTTGTCAATGTTGTGTTCCCCATATTTCAATGCACCTTCTTCACAGTGCTTTGATAATTCAATCACCGCTGTCAATGGTAACAGGTCCATTCTGCCCTTCCCGGTGTGCATATCACGCACCGCACCTGTTTCAAACTGTGTTCTTTCTCCTGAATCCTTAATCATTCAGATCACCTACCTTTTCTGATAAAAATTTTTTCAAATCTTTTATGAAAGAATGCAATCCCTGCAATTCCTTCTGCATTTCTTCATATTCTTCAATTTTTAATTCCATGGTGCGGAATGTAGCACCGCAATATACACATTTTCTTCTTCTGCGGATAAGTTCATCCTTTTCCCTGCTGTCACATACTGACATGCCATATTTTCCGCAATTCTCACAAAGTCGCACATTCTTCATTGGCACCGCCCTTCATCTGCTCTGCGATTTCACATGCAATTTCTGTTGCATAATCAAGTGTGACAACATCAGCCCATAATCCGTCAGGCAACATGACTTGTAAACTATCATCCGTTACTTTGTCACACAGCTTTTCTGCAAATTCATCAATAGCAGCATTACGCACTGCCTGAATATCCGCTTTAAATTCTTTGATTTTTTCTTCAATCACTTTCTGCAACATATCCATATCAATTTTGATTTCAGCAATACACTTCTTATTGACTTCTTTCGGTTCAAATCGTTCTTCTGCACTATGAATACAATGCCTACAATGCGAACCTTCATATTCTTCTTCTTCCCATTTGCAATTTTCACAAGTCTTTTCTATTTCTGCCATATTTTCTCCTTTCTAACTTGCCGATAACTTGCACAATCGTGCGTTTTCGTGCGTTTTTCGTGCGTTTTCGTGCGTTTTTAACTTGCCGGTAACTTGCTAATGCCAATCAAGTTCCCCATGACATTTTGGGCAAAGTCTTGGATTCATAAATGCCCCTGTAATACTTCTTCCACAATGCGGACAGTGTGGGTGTGAATCATGTGAAAATATAACCTTATTACTCTTTTTCTTTTTCGGTTTCTTATCTTTCAAAGCCTTAAATTCTTCAATTGTGCCGATTGCTCTGTACTGTTGGATTTCTTTAAGCCATTTGATTTCAAACTCTATATCTCTGATATTCTCTCTTATTGTATTTTGCAATGGTACAGAATAATTTTGCCTGGCAAGTCTAAGTTTCTCTTGCTCTAGGTTTTCTTCATACTCTTGTATTGCTTTTTGCAATGCTTCATTCTCCGCCATGCTTATTCCCCCATTTCAAAATCCTGCACATTTTCAACCACAACATCATCCACATCCAATCCCATCTTCAGGATGGTTTTCAAGGAAGAAGCTGCTTCTTCCCTGGGTTTCAATTCCTTTTCATCCTTGATGATTTTGGTGATCTGCACATTATAAATTCTTGTTACTTCCATTTGTCTATTCTCCTTTCCTTTCATCCAATGCCTTCTGCACCTGGGCCAATGCCCTTTGGTGTAGCCCACCTGATACCCACTTGTATGTGAAATTCATATCAACTGCAATCCGTTCCCATGTGTTGAAAACAACCCTGTCCTTTTCTTCATCATAGGTTCCTATGTACCGCTTATGCAGAAGCCGGCTGCAATCAGCATCACATGCTTCATCAATCAGCTTCCGGGCTTCATTTCTCATATCAATGAAGCGGTCAATTTCTTCATTCAGTTCTTTCTTCAGGTCAACAATCTTCCCAACAATGTCTGCCATTTTATCCTGGGAAGAAGATGCAGGCACCCTTTCTTCCCCCATCACTGATGTTGTCCTTTTTGCAAGTGCATCCAAGGTTGCAATTTCATCAATCCGGGCATCAATGTGGGCATCAATCTTCTTTATCCTTTCCAAATATGTTCTTGCTTTCATCATCCCTGTTCCTCTCTGATTATTTCAATTTTTGAAAGGTCATATCCGCTATTTTTCAGCCGTTTGCAGGCCTGACTCCATTCTTCACGGATTTTATTCATGTATGTGCTGTCAAAAGACTTTTTTCTTGATATTGAATTTTCCATCTTCTCAATTCTCCCTTCCTAATCTCTCTTTTAATGCGTTGATTCTTTCTTCCAATGCCGGATCAGGTTCATTTTCACCAAGCAATTCCTTTTCCAAGGCATCCATGTCACCATAATCTGTTTTATCTTTTGACATCCAAGAAGGCACCATTTCTTTTCTTGCAGGCTTCTGTTCTGCATCCTTCCTTGCCCAATTCCTAATGGTTGCATAATGGCTTTTATACCTTTTCCCGGTGCTTTCCACATAACAAGATAATCTTTCAATGCGGTCCTTGTAATCAGAATATTCAGTCTTTAATTTCTGCAATTCTTCATCAGTCAGAAGCACATTCTTGTATTCACCATATTTATGCTTCACTTTTTTGGGTGCAGGTTCCGGTTCGGAAGAAGCGGATAATATATTATTATCTTTTTCTTTTTCTTCTTCTCTTTCTTCTTCTTTATCTGCCTGTCTAACATTAGGTTTACTGTTAGGTTTACTGTTAGGTTTACATGTTAAAGCCTTCTGTTTTTCACGATATTCACGCATATAATTCCGCATAAATTCCTTCCGGTTTTCCATCTGATCCAAGTTTTGGTGCTTTCCCCAGTTCGGAATGGTGATAACACCATCAATAATTTCAATCATGTCAAACTGTTCAAAAGTCTGAAGTGCCATTGTGACTGTTGATTCCTTCATTCTGAAGATGGTTGCAAGCATCTTGTCTGTATATGCAATCTTCCCCATCATGAATACACCGCTGTTGTTCTGTTTCCCGGCAAGGCAAAGAAGCTTGAACCACACCACAATGATTGCATAGGCATCCGGAAGGCTTTCAATCAAAAGAATCTTTTCATCATCAAACACATCCGTTGTAATCTTGATCCATTTGACATCAGCCATCACACAACCCCCTTTGCATAAGCCCGGAATGCTTCTTCATTCAACATCCGCTGTGCTTCCACTTTGCTATCTCCTGCAAGTTCAGGGAATGCTGCCTGAAGTTTCTGCCTTGTTCTTCTGACCGTTTCAATGTTCGGAAGGTTGTATTCCTTCAGGGATACAAGGACCACCCAAAAAGGCTTGCATAATACAGCCGGATTGATTTTTTCACACACCTTGACATACAATGCCATGTCACTGTTTCTTGCCATTTCACAGGTTTCAAGGATTTCTTTCACAACATCCTGTGTAGTCTGTAATTCCTTTGCTTTACTCATTCCCTGCACCGCCTTTCAATGTCTGTGATGCTTCCCATTCCTTGTATATGCCCATCCAATCTTCAAACCGCATGGTCACAAGGATTTCTGCATTATTCTTCTTGTGGAATACCACAGGGAAGTTTCCACTTCCCTTGGAATCCCTTTTTGCCTGTTCCATCCAATCATACAACTGCATTCTTTCCTGATGCTTTGCTTCAATATGTATTCCAGGAAGGCCCACAACATCTGATGCATCACCGGTGTTGCCACAATACTGTGCTGTTCTTCTTGAATCTGTGTAGCCATAATCACGGAACAAGTCGGCAAGATGTCTTTCAAATCTTGCACCCTTCTGTTTGCTGTTGATTGCCATGTTCACACCACCTATCCAATCATTTTGGCAAGAAGCTGTTCATATAAATCTTTGTAAATTCCGGCTTCTGTTTTTGCCTTTGCCAACATTTCCGCTGTTTTAAGATGGGTTTCAGCAGGATATTGTGCAGGTACTTCCACAATCTTTTCAACAGGCACTTCCACTGTTTTCTGTTCAATGCCCAGGCACTTGGCAATGCCTTCATCAATCTGCTTCATTTCCGCATCTGTTGCGGTTCTGATATAGTTGCCAAGCTGATGTTTTCTGCCGAATGACACCATTGCACAATCTGCATACATCATTCCACTGCACACAATGGGAACTGTGTATGCATCCCTTTTTTCTTCATCTGTCAGGACAATGATATTCAAATATCCATATCCATTGCGGAAGTTTGCAGATACAATCAGGGCTTTCTTGATGCCCATGCCATTATTCATTTCATATTCATAAATTTCTCCACGGTTATATTCCATCTTTTCAACCTCTTTCTGATAACTTGTAATTGCCTTATATGCTGTTACATCCACATATCCTGAACCATTGCGGATGATTTCAAAGTCTGCCATTATATGTCCCCCCTACTTGAACGGAAGTTCTTCCTGGGATGCATCCATGAAATCTTCTTCAGATGCAAGTGCAGGTGCTTCATTGGCATGTGTTTCATTGTTTGCTTTGCTTTCACAGAATTCCTGTTCTTCCACAATCACATCTGTGGTGTATACTTTCTGATTATCATTGTTGGTGTAGCTGCCGGTCTGAATCCTTCCCACAACACCAATCTTCATGCCCTTCTTGAAATACTTTTCTGCAAATTCAGCAGGTTTTCCGAATACAACACAGGGAATGAAATCTGCACCCTGCTCACCTTCTCTTTTGAATCTTCTGTCTACTGCCAATCTGTATCTTGCAATTGCAATAGGTTCTGTTCCCTGGGAATATCTCACTTCCGGATCAGCCACCAATCTTCCTGTTAAAATTACTTTGTTCATGTTTTTTCCTCACTTTCTTTATTGTTTTTGATATTCTTCAAATGTTTTGCATTTCGCAAAAATAAATCTGTTATTCACCCACCTTGCCATCTTCCGCAATTCATGGCCTTTTGGAATGTGTTCTTTGTCATAAAGCATC